GTAGTGGAACTGCTGTATTTGGGACTTGGATCTAATGGCACAAAATTATCCTCAACAACAACAAGATCCTCAAATTACATACCAAGATCCCTTGGCCTATATTGCATGGCTTAGGACTCGCGGTCTTAATCCTTTGCAAATTCAAGAAGCGGTTTATACGCGCTTTGGTCCTGGAAAAACTCCAGAACAGCGACAAAGAGAAGCAGAAAGCCAGCAGTCAAACTCACAACTTTCACAGGTAGGTGGTGCTGTTGGAGGAGCTGTGGTTGCAGGAGAAGCACTTCGAGGGTTTCCAAATGTAGCAGGGTTGTTCAGTACTGCTCCTGCGGCAACAACAGCGACAACGGCAACAACGGCTGGAACTACAGGAGCTACGGTAGCTACCCCACAGCTTGTAGGAGCAAATGTTGTAGGTGGTCAAACAGCAGGAGCTTCTACTCTTGGCTCTGTAGGTAGCGTTGCATTGCCAGCAGCGCTTACTGCGGCAACTCTTTCAAATGCTTGGGAAACTGGCATGAAAGACATTCTTCGTGGCCGAGGAACGAGGGAGGACTATACAAATCAAGCCGTAAACATGGTTACCGGATTTGGTCCAAACACAGCATTAAGACTGCTTGGAAAGCGTTCCATTGGCAAAATGATGACTACTGGCAAGTCGGATGCTCAATTACAACGTGATGACTTCCGAGGTATTCTCAAAGAAACAGGCGTTGCTGATAAAAGCTATCATGTAACTCTTGCCGATGGTTCTAAGTTCAATGTCGGACTTGATGGTAAAACTCGTTACAAAAACGTAGGCGAAAACATTGACGGCAAGAAAGAACGTCAAGCGTGGGACGTAGATTTTAGCAATCCACTCGCCAAGTATGCTACCGACCAAATTGACCCAATGATTCGCAGCATTTATGCAGGATCACCTAAAAGCGTAAAGCCTGAGCAGTATACGGGTATGTTAGTAAACGCGGTCACATCCAATGCTAAGTCAGAGCAGGATGTGCAAAACAACATCCAGGCCATGCTTGGTAAATCTACGTTTGCTAAAGAAGCAGGAGTTGGTGTTACCCCACCGCCACCACCACGACCAGCAAAAGGTGAAGTTGTGCGCGTTTCACCAGGAATGTACATGAACGATAAAGGTCACGTAGGACCAGCTAAAACAATAAAAGAATCACTAAGAGCAAACTATAAAGCTAGCAAAGGGAAGTAATGGCGTTTCAAGGATACACAATGCCACCTCCGTACAATGGCCTCGACTTAGTGAGCGCCATTGACAACATGGAGCCAACCTATGCGTTGGAGTTGGTAAACGTGTTTCCTGGCGCAGGTTCTCCAACAGTTCGCAATGGATACAGTGAATATGTTGCAGCAAGTAGTCTTGCTGGATCTGTGCCTATTTTATTTATGGACACTCTTCATAAAGCCGATGGCACTTCAGAGCTAGTTCTTGCTACCCAAACAAAATTATATCGAATAACAGAAACCGCAACTGTTACAGATATAACTAGCGTTCCCGCGCATACTAACGGAGAGTTTCAAAGCATTGTTTTTGGCAATCGCATGTATCTTTGCAATGGTGTGGATAATGCAAAGGTGTATGACGGAACTGGTACGGCTGCAACTGATCTAACTTTTACTGGAGTTACTCTAAGTACTCTTGTTAACGTAAACGCATATAAAGAGCGTCTTTATTTTGTTGAAAAAAACTCTGCGCGATTTTGGTATGGTGGAGTTCAAGTAACTGGCACTGGTGGTAGTCCTGCTCTTACTAGTTTTGACTTGCAATATGTATTTACAAAAGGTGGCCGACTACTTTTTACAAGTAGCTACACAAATCAATTTTCTCAAAGTTCACAGTCATTGTTTATGGCTGTTAGTAGCGAAGGTGAAATTGTATTTTACACAGGTAGCTATGCTGGAGATGTTAACACCTGGGGATTAGTTGCGCGTTACTTTATTGGCCGTCCTCTTGGCTACAGAGCTTTTATTCGCATAAACAATGATATTTGGATTCTTACACAACAAGGAATTGTTCCGGTATCTTCATTGTTTCAAATGGATCCAGAGCAAGCGTTAAACGTAGTAAGCCAACGCATCAATCCGCTTATTACTGAGTTTGCAAATATAAACTCATTTGATCATGAATGGACTGGTTTTTTCTGGCCTGCTGGCAGAAGAGTTTATGTAAACGTGCCAAGCTCATCGAGTACGTCTTTCTTCTTGGTTTATAGCCTTGATACTAAAGCGTGGACCAAGTTTACATTGTCTTCTGAAACACATGGCATATCCTCATGTGTATTTAAAAATCTTCCGTTTTACGCTTCCAATACTGGAAATGTATGGCAAGGAGAAACTGGTCAAGCTGATGCGTTGCTACTTTCAGGCGGCACTGGAGATAGCATTGTATTTTCATATCGAGGACCGTTTAGTTTTTACGAAAGTCGCGGCAATTATAAAGCTTATAAAGACATTAGACCTCTTATAAAAGCAAAAAGAGGAGTAACTTTTAACATTGGGTTGGATACGGATTTTAAGAAATCTCAAACTGTTTCTACAGTTACATCGTCGCCTGGTTATTATACTGCATGGGGAAGCGCGTGGGGAATTGGTGCTGGAACACTTAGCACTGTTACAGGATTGCCTTTACCAACCGTGTTTACTCCTTGGTCGTCTGACGTTGAATACATATTTGATAGGTTTGCGGTCAAAGGACAAGGACATTGCGCGGCTATAAGAGCTGGCGGTTCTATAAAGAATAGCACCTGCCAATTCTTTGGTTTTGAGATACGCTTTGATTTAGGAGGTCAGGTATAATTATGGCAAGTGCACTTAATAAAACACCACAAGCAACACAAAAAAGTCCGTCGCGAGATCCTCGTGAAATGGATCAATATAAGAAAGCACAAGAAAACATTAAAAAGTACACCTATGATTCTCCTGAATACAAAGGTGCCGCAAAGCGCTTGGAAACTATTGGCGCTAAATATGGCCTTAAATGGCAACAATGGATCCCAAAAGGATCAAACAACCAACCTCCTCCAATAGGTGCCGATGTTCGTGCTGAAGATGCTGCAGTAGGAAATGTTGGATCCGATCTTCTTCAACAAATGGGTGGATACGCAGCACAGTTTAATCCTGCAACTTTCCAACAACAGTACGAACCTCAGTTTAATGAGCAAATGAATCGTGCTTACAACGCAGTTTATGATCAGTTTAACAGACGTAACCAAAGTGAGTTTGCAAGACAGAATCAAGAGTTTCAGCAATCAATGGCAGAGCGTGGACTGGACCCAAATTCAGAAGCCTATAAAACGCTTTCCAAGCAAATGACCGATAGACAAGACCTTGCAAGACAGGAAGCGCAAAATGCTGCAACACAACAGGCATACGCAGTTAACCAGCAAGGTTATGAGCAAGCAACCGGAGCGTCTCTTCTTGGTGGTCAAATTGCTAACCAATACGCAGCTCCATATATGGCGCAATATGGAACCCGTGCCGCGATGGATCTTGCGTCACAACAAAACGATTACGCAAAAGAACTTGCGGCACTTGATTTTAAATATAAGCAAAAACTTCAGCAATCTGCGCCTCGCGGCGGCGGTGGTGGCGGTGGAGGAACTGATTATTTTGGTCAGTATGTACTTAACACGCTTGGTCAAAACTACGCGCCGCAAGGGTATTCTCCTAGCTATGCGAACGCTGGCATTCAGGGTGGAGCTGCTGGGTTTGGCAATGCGTTTATGAACTATTTAAATCAATTACCTAAAAAAGGAAGTTAACATGGCTGGTGAAGATTTATACACAGCACTGCAAAACTTAAATGTTCCTGCTACCAATACAGGATATGGAATTGGCGCAGTTGCATTGTCACAATCTTTGCCACAACTTGTTAATCCAACAGGAAGCGTTGGTAGGAACCTTGGAGTTGTTCTTGGCGGCGCACTAATGTCGTCGCTACTTGGATATCAAGCGCGCAAACAGGCAACTGAGCAATCTCTTCTTGCGAGTACTCTTGGTTCGCAAATGCTGCGTATGAAGACCCCAGAGGAACGCCTTGCACTTATTAAGGGTGTAGACGATTCGGCAATACAGCCACGATTACTTGACCTACAGTCGGCATTACAAGGCCGTGAAGAGGCAAATCGTCTTGGCGCTCTTGAGGCTGGACAAAGACAAGAGGCGTTGTATGGTGCTCTTGGTAGTGAGGCTGGTCAGCAATATCTTCAAGCTCAAACTGGCGCGTATGCGGCTAAAGCTGCTGCAACAGCAGAACAACGTCGTCAAACCAAAGCCTATGAGGCTGACCTGCAAGAGCGTTTGAAATCATTTGGCACGGACGAAAAACTTCGTTTTGAGTCAGAGCGTGACAAGCAAGAGATGGATCTCATTGATGCAGGAGAAGACCCAACAGTCGCACGTCAACGCTCAATAGCTTTAACGCGAGCAAAGTTGCAAGAAGCAATTAATCAAAAACAGTCCGAGCGAAAAATTGCTGAAGACGAATTTAAAGCGTCTCTTGATGCTGGAAAACTAGCGCAAAAAGAAAAAGACGAAGTTTCTAACGCAATGTCGATCTCTAATATGATCTATGACCTTTCCAGCAGAATAGAAGGAATGTCTGTTGCAGAGTTTAAGGCGTATAAAAACTTTGACGCATTGCCTGATTCTATTAAGTCTGATTTTGCCGACCTTAAAAGCCGTATTGGTAACGCTCGGTATGGTGCGTCACTTACTGGCAATGAGTTGGCAACTTTGGAAGCAATTTTTGGTAACGACTTTACAACAGGTCCAGAATCATTTGCTCGCAACATTCGCAATGTAGCAAATACAATGCTTAATAAGGCTAAGATTGTTACTACAAACGCATCCAAGTCTCCTCAAGATATTCTTGGCGATTTAGATGCGATGATAACGACCCAAAAACCACTTATCCCAAAGTTAGCAGGCAAAGCTGTTTCTGCGCGTCCTAATGTTGGAACAGTAGACTTTGCTTCGCTTGCAGAAGAACTATCCTCAAGCGGAGGGGTTGCACCTACGCCTACAGCAACACCTATGGCAGCACCAACTACGGATAGCGTAGAAGCAATTGGCATGGAGGAGCGCGCTTTGCAACAAGAAGCCAATAGACTTCAAGAGCAAGGTCTTGCGATTCCTTACGAGCTTGGACAAAAAGCCGTGCAATTAAAACAAAGAAAGGCTGCATTGGGATTATAATATGGCTTTTACCTCACTAGACGACATTATAGCGGCAGCATCAACTGACAGTGCATACGACACTGGCTCGTTGTTATCTTCTAAGTTAACTAGCTCACTTTCTCCGCAAGTAATGACGCCTATTGGCGAAGCACCTATATCTACGCCAGTTAACCCATTCTTGTTGCCTGAGTCTGAAAAACGGCGCATTGAGTCAGACATATTGGCACGTCGTGCTGCTCCTGCTTATGTGCCTGGGTCGCGAGCTGATATAGCTTTGCGACAACGACAAATTGGCAATATAGAATCTCTTGGTTCTTTTCTTGGAGGTGTTAGCGAAGGGTCTACATTTGGTCTTGGTAATGAACTTACTGCAGCAACTCTTGCGCCATTCTCAAACCAAACCTACGGACAATTACTTGCCGAGCAACGTCGTATGGCAGAGACTGTGCCAAGCGCACGGTTTGCTGGAGAAATTGGTGGTTCGTTGATTCCTGCGCTTCTTTCTGGCGGTACTGGCTATGCTACACAAGTTGCTCGCACTGGACGCACAGCTCCTACATTAGCTGAAAAGGTATTGTTGGGAGCGACAAGTGGCGAACTTGCTGCGGCACGAAACGCGGCTCTTAAAACTGCTGGCGCTGCTGGTCCTTTAGAGAAAGTAAGTATTGGCACTAGACTTAAAGACTTGGCTACTATTGGCGGAACACAGAGTGCGTTGTTTAGCGCTGGAGCTGCAGAACCTTCTGCTGATGCAACAGTAGAAGAGGCAATTAAGCAACGTATTAGTGGTGGGATTACTGGAGGAGCTATTGGCACTGTAGGAGGAGGTCTTCTTGGTGCTCTTGGTGCTACAGCAAGTAGTGCCGCTCCTGTAGCTAAACGTACTTATGATACGATTGCAAAACAGTTTAAGTCTATTTCACAAGGCGAAGCTGATACTGTAGTTGCTAATACTCTTGAATCTCTTGGTGTAACAGAGAGAACAATTGATGATGCAATAACTAAGCAAAATACGTCTACAAATCCTCTTGCAAAAACTCTTACTACAGACGAACTAATTCAAAACCCAGAGTTATCCGCGCTTAGACAAACTACAGAACAATTCAAATCTGGAGTTGGACCAGCAGATTTCTTTTGGCAAGAGAGAAAGCAGTTAGCAATACTTGAGCAACAGCTTGGTAATATTGCCGCAGAGCCAGATCCTGCTAAACGTGCTGTTGTTGGAGATCAGATTCAACAAAACATTAAGGACCGTATAACTCGCGCACATCAAATTGGCGACGCGTTGTATGCAAAAGTTCCTGAAGATATTAACCTTGATAAAGGCACATTAAACAAAGACCTGCGTGACCTTGAAAACACATTGTACCCAGAAGAAAAAGGTCGTCTCAGTTCTCGCATATCTCAAGTTCTTAATGTTTTGCGTAAGACTGGAGATAAGGATGTAACTGCAGGACTGGTAAAAGGTCCACAAGTTGCCACTGAGCAAGTACCTGCTAAACAGCTAGTAAATGCTCGTAGTGCGTTACTTGAAGAGTCTCGCAAACTACAAGCCGCTGGCAATAGTGATGAAGCATTGCTTGCTGGAGAAGCTGCAGCTCTTCTTCATAAAAAGATAATGAGCGACCCGCAAATCGCATCAAAGTATAAGCGAGCGAATGATTTCTGGTCAAACATGTGGGACACCTATCATAAAGGTTATATAAAGAACCTTACTGATAGCACTGTTATTTCGCCTGAGAATGTTATTGCAAACGCTACGAGCAACTCTGCTGCGTTTGAACAATTCATGCGACAAACTGGATATAATGTCGAACAATTGCAAAATGTTCTTGGCGCTAAATTTGCTGAGTTCAACAAACTTGGAATAAACATTAACGCTAAACTGGATTGGATTGATAACAATCTTTCTTTATTTTCCGATAGAAAGATTAACGATCTTATTTCCAATACTCCTATTGGTACAAAGTATCGACGTACTCTTGAGGCCGCAAAGCAAACATTGCTTCAAGCTAAGGAAGTTTTTGAAACACGCAAAGAGGCAAAAGAGTCCGTTGGCTATAAGCTAGGTCTTGATACGTTTGGTCAAACGGATCTTCCAGAACTTGCAAAAATAGCTATTTCAGCAAAAAATAACGCTGGTGGAGAAAGTGAAAAAGCTATTGAAGCTGGAATGCGTCAATTTTTTAGAGACAAAATTCGTCAAGTAACAGGTCGTACCATTGCTTCTATTGGTGGACCTGGTGCCGTTGCTGGCGGCGTTACTGGCGGTGGATTGTTATTAGCTGGGTTAGGTGGTGTTCCTGCTGCTATTGCAGGAGCTGCTACTGCAGCAATAGGTGTAACTGCAAGAGCTGCTAATGTTGCTAAAAAAAGCAAAGACGCAACATTGCTTAATGAAACTCTTGTTGGCGCTCTTCGTGATCCTAATAGAGCTAAACAAGCATTTATTCGACGTAAAGTTATAGAAAGAACAGGCAAAGCAAGAGAAGCTGTTAAGGGATCTACGCTTAGCGACGCACTTGTTTCAAAAGGAACAGCTCCTGCAGCGGCAGTTGGAACTGAACCTAAAGAAGAGAAAAAGCCAAAAACATATACTTCTCTTGATGACATTATTGGAGCGGCTAAAACCACTCCGCAGTCTACTCTTGAAAAGATATCGCAAGTTCTTATTCCAAGTGCTTCAGCAGAAGAGAGAACTCCTAACGCGTCAAAGATTGCTGCAGCACAAGCAAAACTTCGTGCTCGTGGAGCTATGCCAGAAGGTAATGTACAAGCAAAAACAACGCCTGGAAAACTTTCTTTACGACCTCAATTAACTAAAAAAGAAAAGAGCATTCCGCTTCCACCTGTTGGCGAGAATTGGTCCCAACAGCGTATTAATGCACTAAAGACTGCATTTAATATGAAAAAGAGTGAACAAATTGGGTTGTTGAAACAATTTGCTACTAACAAGCCATACGACAAATTGCTTAAAAAGGTAGACCCTCTTACCCGTGCTGTGATCATGACTGAATCAACAGGAGATCACGCAAAGATTAGTCCTGTTGGTGCAATAGGGTTGATGCAAATTATGCCTGGAACGGCTTCTCATTTGCGTATTAATCCTTACGATCCAGAAGAGAATGTTCGTGGTGGTTCACAATACTTAAGGCAAATGAAAGATAAGTACAAAGACACCGACCTTGCACTTGCTGCGTATAATTGGGGTCCAGGGAATATGGATCGTGCCATGTCTTATCTTAAGAAAAAGAACGTGTCCCCAACATTTAAGAACATGGTAAAATACGCTTCTAAGATAGGTGTTCCACGAGAAACTATTGATTATGTACCAAGAGTAAAAGCAAACTTTCGCAAGTAGGAGAATAAAATGAGTTGGTCTGGAGGAAATTATAGCAAAGGAAACTCTTCTACTGGAGGGTGGGTAGGAGATGCATCCCTTGGTATAGGCATTGAAGCTGGCCGTCATGACACGCAGGACAATGACTTTGCGACTGGTATTAATCAATGTGTTAATAAAGATGGTTCAAATGCCTTTACTGGCAATGCAAATCTCAACAACAATCGTATTATAAGCGTAGCAACGGCAACTGCTCGTACCGACGCGCCACAAGTTGCGCAGGTACAAGACGGTGACTTTATCTGGCTTGGCACCACTGCTGGTACTGCTATCGCAATGACTGCTTCAGCTACTCCTGCGATTACAGCGTATAAAGCTGGTCAGAAGTTTCGGATGATAATTGGTGCTGGGTTGGGTTCTACTGGCTCTGTCGCTACCGCTGCAACAATCAACATTAACGGTATTGGCGCAAAGAATATCGTAAATAACGAGGACTCCACAAATCCTACACTTGGAACATGGGTAGCTGCTGCGTTAATGGAACTTATTTACGATGGGACTAATTTTAGGATTACTAATTCTCCAGGCGGTAGACTTACTTGGACTCCTACCGTCACTCCTGTTACTGGAAGCAATGGTGGAACCACTATTGTTGTTAATTATTATGAAAAACGAGGCAAGTTGATTTATTTCAATTTAGCCGGATATTTTTCTTTGAATACTGCATCAACAACGGCTGTTACTTTTACAATTCCCGTTCGAGCGTTTGCACACTCGCAAATTGCTGGGAATGGCTATATCAGTAATGCAACTACTGTTTCCGGTTGGTCTACAATTCAATCCCCAGTAACAAATAATACTTTTGCAATGTCTCGTTACGATTCAGGAAATCTTTTAACTGGAACGGTTTACTTTGGAATTAACGGTTCTTATTACGCAGAATAATTATGAATTGGAAAAATACACTTCATCCTTTAATGACAGAAGAAAATGCTACTAATGAAATTATTATAGAGAGCATTCGTTCATGGCGAAATATGCAACTTGCCGCATCTGATTGGACGCAACTACCCGACGTGGACCTAGTCAACAAATGGGATTGGGCAGTCTATCGCCAAGCATTGCGGGATATGATGGCGCAGAACGAAGACCCTAAACTGATTGTGTTCCCGACGCCTCCAGTATGAAAACCTTGAGGCTTGTCAGAGTCACAGAACATAATAACGCTACGTTTGGTGTGCTTTGTATCAATGATAGGCCTATGTTTCTTACGTTAGAGGATGCTTGGCGAGACAATGAGCGTTTGGTGTCGTGCATTCCAAAAGGAAAGTACGTTATCAAGCGACACAAATCTCCTAAGTTTGGAGAGTGTTTCAAGGTACAAGATGTGCCTGATCGTAGTGATATTCTTATCCATGCGGGAAACACGCATATAGATACTCATGGTTGTATTCTTTTAGGTTTGATGTTTGGAACAGTTGGAACGAACAGTGCAATCCTCTCGAGTAGAGCTGCGGTCGCCAACTTCATGACAGAAATGCTTGAAGTGGAGGAAGCAACGCTTGAGATTGTATGACGGAACACGACATTACTGAGTTTCGCTATTGGCTAGACCTTTTGCTTAAGGGTGCTATTGGTGTGGTCATATCTCTTGTTGGACTGGATTATCGTCAAGTTAAAAACTCTCTTAAAGAGTTGGAGCAGAGTAAGTACAACCTTACGATGCAAGTTCAGGTTGCCAATGTTGAGCTTAGTACGATTAAGTCGCGACTTGAGCGAATAGAGCAAAAGTTGGATAGGATACTAGAGA